TACGAGGATTTAGAAAAGCGCATCGGCATGGTGAAAACCGCCATCCTTGAAATCGAATGCGCGAAAGGCCCAGACCGAAAGCCCAACGACCTGATTGCACTGCACAGGGCGCTTGATGCTGTTGCGGGGTATTAGGCGCTTGACACGCAGCCACTAAATCTGGTATTTCTGTCCTTGAATTAGTGCGTCCAGCAGAAATGCAGGGCGCATTTTGCGTTTTAAGCGCAGGGCCAGCACCCCGAAAGGGACTGAGCGGAGGTTAACATGGTAAATAAAATAGCGGGCGACAATTTAGCCAAGCGCAAAGGCGCAGGCAGGCCCAAAGGTTCCAAAAACAAAACCACTGCAACAGCAAAGAGCATCATCGAAGAAGCCGCACAGGGCTTGGGTGGTGCAACGCGCTTGCTTGCGTGGGCAAAGGAAGCCCCCGAAAACGAGCGGGCCTTCTGGACGAACATCTTTCCGAAGCTGATGCCGCTGCAAGTCAACGGCCCAGGCGACGAAGGCGAACACATCCACAAGATTGTGTCAGAAGTTGTCTACCCTAAAGGTTAGCGTTGCAGGCTGCTTCAGCCCGCTTCTAAGCCCGTCACGCTACAAAGCTGCCTTCGGTGGACGCGGATCAGGCAAAAGCCAGTTCTTCGCAGACGAAGTGGTAAAGGCGCATTTGGCAAACCCCGGCAGGCGCACAGTCTGCATCCGTGAGGTGCAAAAGAGCCTTAAGCAGTCAGCCAAGCGGCTCATTGAAGATAAAATCGAGCAATACAACCTTGCGCCCCAAGGCTTTCGGTCAACCAACGAGTTCATTGAAACACCGGGCAACGGCACAATCATCTTCCAAGGGATGCAGGATCACACCGCAGAAAGTGTGAAATCCTTGGAGGGCTTTGATTGCGCATGGATTGAGGAAGCGCAAACACTCAGCGAATTGTCGCTGCAACTGCTGCGCCCGACAATCCGCAAACCTGGGTCAGAACTTTGGTTCAGCTGGAACCCACGGCGGGCTGACGATCCGGTTGACAAGCTGCTGCGCGGGCCAACGCCGCCAACTGACGCAACCGTGGTGCGGGCCAACTGGAACGACAACCCGTGGTTCCCGAAGGTGTTGGAACAGGAACGCAAGGACGACCAAAAGAACAACCCCGACCAGTACGCGCACATCTGGGAGGGCGACTATATCCGCGTCATCAAGGGCGCATACTATGCCAGCGCACTTGAGTTGGCGCAGCGTGAGGAACGCATAACAACGCTGCCGATTGACCCGATCCAGCGGCGTTATGCCTATTGGGACATTGGCGGCACAAGCAGCACATCGGACGCCAGCGCAATCTGGATCGTGCAGTTCGTCGGTGAACTGATCAAGGTCGTGGATCACTACGAGGCGGTGGGTCAGCCGTTCAGCGAGCACATCGGTTGGCTGCACAGGCAGGGCCACAGTGACGCGGTGATGATGCTGCCCCACGATGGGCGCAAGCACGACATTGTGCACAAGGCCACGCCAAAATCAGCACTGGACGCGGCGGGCTTCAAGACTGAAATCATGCCGAATATCGGCGCGGGCGCTGCGATGAAACGTGTTGAGGCAGCGCGGCGGGTGTTTCCCCGCGTCTGGTTTGACGAAGAAAAGACCAAGCACGGGCGCGATGCTCTTGGTTGGTATCACGCAAAGATTGACACCCAGCGGGGCGCAAACCTTGGCCCTGACCACGATTGGTCGAGCCACAGCGCGGACGCATTCGGCGGCATGGCCGTTGATGTTCTGGAACACCCCAAGAACGTCACTTGGAAAGCCCCTGCCCGCCGGAACCTACAAGGGATTGCCTGATGGGCCTATTGGATTTTTTCAGCAGCGAAGCGGGGCAAGGTCGCCGCAAGTGGCTGGACAGGCAGAACGATGAATTGCTTGAGGCAATCCAATATTTCGCTGGTCCAGGCGTTGACGTAAAGCAAGCAACGGGCCTGCTGAACATGTTCAACCCTGTCAACGACATGGGCGAGGCCATGGCCGACACGCGGGACGGCGACTATATCGGGGCAGCGATTAACACGGCATCGGCCCTTGCGCCTGCTGCGGCCTGGAAGCTGGCAGGTTCGCCTGCTGATGACATTGCAGGGGCAGTGACCGACACGCTTGCGGGCTTTAACGTAAAGGCGCAAGGCGCGATGGACGCGGGCAGGCAGTTTGCGGGCGATGAAAGCGGTGCGCTGTCTTGGGGCGACAGAATAGAGCAAAGCACCCCATCTGCGTGGATAGACCCTAAGTACGAAAAGCCGCAGTGGCACCCAGCCAGCAAGACATCAATGTCTGTGCCCGCTGGGGAGATTGACCCAATTTGGGCGGATACTGTCCGACTGACTGACGAGGTTCCGCTTTCTATTGAGGACTTGCAGGGGCGTTTGATCACGCCTGCATACGGCGACAGGACGCGGGCTGGCGGTGAACTTAGAGGGTATAACGATACAGTTTTCGATGACCCTGTCAGGATGTTGGGCGGCAGGGACTTCATGCGAGAGCCAGAGACAGGGCTTTGGGCGTCAGAAAAGGGTCCGATGAGCGCGAAAGGCAAGGCAGTAACCAGACAAATCGAGGCTGGCGAAAACCCTGCACTGGTCTACACGGCAATGAACTCTCAGTCGGGAGACTTCAGCACGTTGATGATGGACGCAGTGATGAACCAATACAACCCAAAGGTCATCAGCGATGACGCTGCGAAGGTGTTTGACGACAGAATGGCTAAATTGGGCGTTGATGCGTGGCCTGGGTCTAAGTCATCAAAGGAAAAAATAAACGAAGCCTTGAAAAACATGCCTGGAAGCAGCCGCTGGCAGGTTTGGCAGGAAATGGACAAAGCGGCATACAAGAGTGGGGGCTTCCCAGATATTGGGCAGACTAGAGTTGCAATAACTGACCCAGAACTTTTGGATGTCACGCCGTTCGCATCAGGCTTGAGCGTTGGCAGGCCAAGGGCTGATGTCAGTGATGACAAGTTTGTGCCGCACCCAAGCTACAGCCACCAGATAGATGGAGACTATGAGGGGACGCTTGGTAACCTGCCGGGGCAGCTTGTCTGGCGTGATTTTTTTGAAGCACGGCGCGGAGCTGGCGCTTCATCCGCTTCGGATCAACGGGCGTTCATGATGTCCTCGCCATCAATCATGCAGCGCGTTGATCAGCAAATGATTGATGAAATCAGTCAGTTTATTTTTTCTCAAGACAGATTGAAATAATCTCAGCAACTTGAGCATCGACCATGTCCATCAATTTCTGAGCGGCATCAGCATCATCTTCTTGGAAGATTTCAACCAAAATCATCTGAATGTGTTCGCGGTGTTTTTCTGCTTGTTCCATCAGAAAAGTATACCAGAGGGAACGATTTCCCGCAAACGGATATTGAGGACGCAATGAATGGCACTTAACAACTACGCGGCATTGCAGGCGTCCATCGCATCGTGGCTGGACCATGACGCACTTACCGCCACAATCCCCGACTTCATCGCAATGGCAGAGGCCAACATCAACCGCGATGTGCGCAGCCGCGACATGGTGACAAGCGCAGAGTTGACCATCAGCAGCAGGTTCACCGCCCTGCCCGCAGACCACTTGCAGACGATCCGCCTGGACTGCAACGGCAGACGCCTGACAGCCCGCAGCACCGATGACATGATTGAAAAGCGGTACAGCGGCAGCGCAAGCGGGCAACCTTGCTTTTTCGCCCCTATCGGCAGCACCGTAGAGGTCTACCCAACGCCCGACAGCAGCTACACCGGAACGCTGCAATACTATGCGGCAATCCCGGCGCTGGCGGACGACAACACAACAAACTGGCTGCTGACCGCATCGCCTGACGTTTATCTTTATGGTTCACTTATCCACGCGACACCTTTCTTGGCAGAGGATGCGCGGACAGGCACATGGGTGCAGCTATATTCGGCGGCGGTCAAGAACTTGAACGACCGCAGCAATTCAAGCGGCTGGTCTAGCGTAATGAGCATTCCAGCGAGGGGCGCATAACATGGTAACTTATTCAAACTCCATCGGCGTTTCCCTACAGGCGAACGGCGAAAACTCAAATACATGGGGCGCGGTTCTTAACGGCGCGTTGGAGCACTTCGACGAAGCTATCGCGCAGTTTGCGTCCATCCCTGTCACGGGCAGCGCCACGCTGACGATCACAGACGGCACCGCAAGTTCTGGCAATACGGACCAAGCCCGCAAGGCACTGCTGATCCTGACAGGGACGCCAGGGGCGGGCTTTACGCTCACTATGCCCGAAATCCAGAAGGGCTGGATTTTCTACAACAACACCGACAGCACGGCGACGATTACCACGACAACGGGCACCACGACCGTTGCGATTGAGGCAAACACCTTTTGCAGCGTCTATGCGGACGGCGCGGGCAACGTGTACCAGACAGCGCCGAAGGTCTCGGAGGCTGGGCTTGTTCCGGTTTCTGAGATTGAGAACGTAGGCGCAACAACAATTTCAGCAGCACAGTGGGGGTATGTTGGCGGTGCCGATCAGGCGGTCAAGACGACCGACAGCCCGACATTCAACGCGGTAACAACCACGGCAGGCGCTACCATCGGCGGGGCTGCGACCATCGGCACCACGCTAGGCGTCACAGGGGCGTCTACGCTGGCATCCCTTGGCGTTACGGGCAATGCGACAGTTGGCGGCACGTTTGGCACCACAGGCGCGGCTACGTTGGCAGGCATAACCTACCCCGCAGCGGACGGCCTGGCCGGGCAATTCCTCAAGACAGACGGCGCGGGCACTGCTACTTTTGCCACGCCTGCGGGCGGCGGTGATTTGCTGGCAGCGGCAAACCTGTCTGATCTGGCAAGCGCATCAACGGCCCGAACCAACTTGGGGCTTGGCACCGCAGCAATAGCCAGTGCAGCGTCCTTTGCAACAATAACAGGCACAGAAAGCCTGACCAACAAGACACTGACCGCCCCAACAATCACAGGCACGGTCATTGAGGATGTCTATGCCCTGACAGGAACTACTCCTGCTCTTGAGCCTGCAAATGGATCAATCCAGACGTGGACGCTGACAGCTAACTCTACGCCAACAGACAGCCTTGTCGCGGGTGAGGCAATCACGCTGATGATTGATGATGGCACCGCGTACACGATCACATGGCCTACAATCACGTGGGTCAATAACGCAGGATCCGCACCAACTCTGGCAACGACCGGATACACCGTAATCGCCATGTGGAAGGTCAGCACCACGCTCTACGGCGCACTGGTTGGAGATGGTTCCTGATGTTGTGGCATAAGATACAAGGTGCAGGTGGTGTTGGTGGTGGCATAGAGTTCGTTGACGTAGGAACTTCAACCACCTCTGCCCCTGACGTGACCATCACAGTACCCACGCACGCTGAGGGTGATTTGCTTTTGGTTCGTGTGTCCACGAGGGACGGCGGCGGTCAAACATGGGCGACACCCGCAGGTTGGACAATGCTTGCGGATGGTTCTTCACCAGTAACAAACACGAATACCGACCCCGGTGTGTTCTATAAAATTGCTGGCGCTTCAGAACCTGCCACAGTGACTTTTACCGTTTCCAGTTCCAAAACGCCAATGGGTGGCATCATGCTCTCTTACTCCGGCGCAACTGCTGCGTCACTGGACACAATCACGTCTTACGGTGGAACCCCTGTCTCAGCTATAAACACCGCTACGGCAATCTCTGCGGGGGAAGTTCTAGTCTGTATGGCCGCACTTTACACGGGCAGCAACACTGCTGTTTTTACAATTACAGACGGGACCACCGCAGGTGATGAGCGCGTTGAGCAAGTTTATATTGATGGGTCAAACAGGCTCACAATCATGGCCACGGAATTCACAGACCCGTCTGTTACTACAACAAGCGTGACTACTACGGACTATAATGACGTCAATCAGTACGCAGTCACAAACGTAGTTTTAAGTTAGAAAGGCTGATAACATGACCCAATATATAAAAGCTGATGGGTTGGTCTTTCCATATTCTGACCGCGATATGAAACGCGACAACCGCAACGTCTCTTTCCCTGCTGTTATCACTGATGAAAATCGGGCCTCTGTTGGTGTCTATCCCGTCACTATCGCAGCCAAGCCCGCGTATGATGCGTCTACTCAGGTGGTTGAGCAATCAACGCCACAAGAGGTCAATGGGGCATGGATCGCGGGCTGGACGGTGCGGGACAAGACGGCAGACGAATTGGCATCCGATAAAGCGCGAGACGCAGCGCGGGTTCAGGCAGAAATGTCGCGGCGGCTGCGATTGCTGGCAGTTGACTACGAGGACGCAGAGCGCGAGACGTGGGCCACTCAGGTCAAAGAGGCCGAGGCAATCAAAGCGGGTGCGACGACCGCGCCAATTTTGGCACCGCTTGCAGCCGTCAAAGGGCGAACGCTGGATCAGCAGGCCGACCGTGTCATCTATCTTGCAGGGGCCTTTGCTGCGGCGTCTGGGGCCATCATGGCCGCGAGAGACACGCTGTTGGCGATGGACCCGATCCCTGCCGACTTCACAGATGATCTGCACTGGCCTGCATAGTGCTGATCCCTATTGAACTGCCGCCAGGGCAGTACCGCAACGGCACAATCTTGCAGAGCATGGGGCGGTGGCGTGATGCCAGCCTTGTGCGATGGTATGACGGTATCATGCGTCCTGTTGGTGGGTGGTCTGAGTTTTCAGACGGCACAGCCGCAGGCATTGTGAGGACGGCACACGCCTTTAGTTCAGTCGCAGGTTCCCGCTATGTCGCGGTTGGCAGCGCCAATGCTCTTGAGGTGTTCAACAACGACAGGAATGTCGTCGATATTACCCCTGTGGGCCTAGCAACGGGCCGCGAGGCGTCCGAAACAGCGACAGGCTACGGCAGCGCCACATATGGACGCGGGCGGTACAGTTCAGAATATGCAGACGGCACCTTGGACTTCACTGCAACAGTTTGGAGCCTTGAAAGCTGGGGCGAGGACTTAATCGCCTGCAACGACACAGACGGGCGCATTTTTCTTTGGCAGCGTGACGAAACACAAAAGGCGGCGGTCATTGCGGGCGCACCCGTGGATTGTCTGTCCATCTGCGTATCCGACAACAGGTTCTTGTTTGCTTTTGGCGCAGGCGGCGACCAAAGAAAAGTCGCATGGTCAGACCGGGAGGACTATACAACGTGGACACCTTCTGCGACAAATGAGGCGGGCGATTTTGACCTGAACAGCACGGGCGCAATTCAGGCGGGCCTGTCCTTCAAAGGCGAAGTTGTCATCTTGACCGACGAGGACGCGCACGTGGCGCGGTATGTTGGTCCGCAGCTTGTCCATGAATTTAACCAAGTTGGTATGTCCTGCGGTGCGGTTGGTAGAAATGCTGCGGCGGTCACAGACGCGGGCGTGTTCTGGATGGGCAACGGCGGCTTCTTTGTCTACTCAGGCGGGCAGGTTCAGCGCATACCCTGCGATGTTTCGGGATATGTTTTTGACGACATTGGCAGGTTTACGGGCGCACATGTTAGCACTGTGCGCATCGGCAAGTTTAGTGAAATCTGGTGGTTCTACACAACAGCAGCAGGCACAGACAACACGCGCTACGTATCATTCAACTATGAGACGGGAACTTGGGCCACGGGCGAACTTGCGCGGACTGCTGGCACAGATCAGGGCATTTTCCCATATCCGCTGATTTTGGCGGGTGACACGCCTTTTGAGCATGAAGCGGGCACTGTTCCTGCGGG